GGTGTAGCCTTTGGTACAGGTACTTCTACAACCTCTCCCGCTTCTTCTTCGACTTCCTCAACTACTGGCACAACTACTGGTGCTTCGTGTTTAATCTCAAACGTAGTCTTCTGTGCAACATCACGAACTGGAACAGCCGCACCAACCTGTAACTTTTTAATAGTCTTAGTTAAGTCTATCTCTGCCAGCATCTTCAATTTAATATATCCCTTGTACTTCCGAATAAGTTTAATATCCGTATCCTTTATAAACAAGACATATATACCATCACTATCTGTAATCTGCCCAGTCAGTGGGTTAAACAAAGACGTTAGTGGTTGAACCGACAGCGATTCAGAATCAAAAAAATGAACAGTATGCTGATTTTTATTACAAAGATACATTAGTATTCCTCCAAAATGTTAATTACTTTATTTTAAACACAACAAATACTGAGGTCTCCTACCGTTACAGCAAGAGACCTGTTTATTCTCATTACGGGGTTATCGTAATTTTCTTATACATTCTTCCATTCACTAGTTTCATTCCGAACTTGGAAGCCATTGCACGACGTGAGAAGAAATCGTCCCAAGTGTACTCTGGTGTGAAATAGAACATACGATACGGTGCATAAATCAGACCTGCTTCAATAAAGTTGTTACCTTTATATCCAACAAGAATATTACCATCAGCTGAAGCGCCAGGTAATGAACTCAAGTACCGTTCCTTGTAAATTGGAATACCATTAAGATGACCCATCTTATAGGCACCAACAACGCCAGAAGGTACACCCGCATCGGCATAACCTTTGATAGACTTGATAATTGCAGCTGCCTTCGCATCCACAACACACCAAGACACGTCACCGCGATGTGTATCCTGATAAATCTGCTCTGAAGCTTCATTAATAGGAACACTGATATCGCCGTAATGCTCTCTACGACTGATAGCACCAGGAACAGTTTTCGAGAAAGTTGCAACAGCAACGCCAGCCGCTGTCCACATCTTTTCGATAATCCTACGATCAATTTCAGCCGCTACAATAGCTGCCATACCTGACCTTAGAATAGCACTGATATCTCCACCAAACTGAGCTTTGTATTCGTACATACCGTCCAGTGAATAGCGGAATCTCAGCGAATGCCTGATAGCCTGAATCGAAGTAGAAGTTACCTGAACATCAATAAGTGGTGTCGTTGGGGAAACCTCAGACACGTACTCGTAAGAACAAAGAACATTTGTGGCGTTGTCAGGAGCAACAGTAAACGTAACCGTAATAGCTCCAGTCTCATAATTAATTGTACCAGATGCAATGTTAGTACCAGTGATAGCACCATTACCATCATCGATACCATCAGTATGAAGACCACCAGTATGCGTATGCGATACTCTAATCTTACCTCGACGGATTGGGATATACACCAAAGTATTCGAGAAAACAGTCGCAGCACCAGTTCCTGTACCGATGAGCTCGTTATTAATAATTTCACTCGTGTAGGTAGACCCGTCACTTGGAAAACCAGTTAAAGCATCAAACATTCTTTGACCTTTAACGTAGTCAGCGCCTTTAGATGTACCGTAAATGAAATTCAGATAAATAATCTGACCGTGTTCCTGTTGCAACGGCTGTACCGAACACAGCTCGTGTGCAATAAGATTTGGGAATACCGCTCTAATAAGAGGGTATATATAATCGATAAAACCGCCGACTCTACTGAGTCTAGTAGCCTCATCCATATTTTCAATAAACTGTCGTTCGTTCTCAAGCATCAACGCTGTAGTAGCTCTGACACGTTCGTCCTTAATGTGCAACGTTTTTCTCAGTGATGGGTTATCACTCTCGAACAACTCTTTCCACCCTCCCGATTTCATGGGCTGTGTGGTCAGTTCTAGACCTTCAGCTATCGGGTCTTGTCGCTTTGTCATTTAATCCTCCTGATTATCTAATTGTTTGGTAAAATTTTAATCACAAATACTTATTCAGGTTTGGGCTTGTTAGCCTCCATTGCCATCATCAGACCCGTATAATTATTAGCTTCGTTTACGCGATAACCCCCATCATTTGTATCATCCTCGTCCAAGTCATCGTCTTTCGTTACTGATATTACTTTCTCATCAACTTTGCTGTTTCCACCGCCAGATTTAGGTAATGGCTTACCATCATCGGTTTTGGTTTTAGCTCCCGTTGATTTTCCAGTCAGCTTCATCAAACGTTCAACCATTGCCGTTACACCTTCAACAGTATCAACACCTTCAAATAATTCCTTCGCTTCTGCCAACTCTGGATGTTCTGCATACGCTTTTTCAATAGCCTCGTCGACTACTGCCCTTGCTTGAAGATTTTTCAATTCTTCCAAAGAAGCCACAGCAGTGTTATACTTCTCTTCCATTTCTTTAAGTAAAACATCAAGCTCTTTGGTGTGAATTTTGAGACTTTCAAGTGTCATCTCATCAATCTTCTTTGCATTGTCCACAGTATCCTCCGAAGTACCTTTTTTTGCCGCAGCATCCTTGAGTGCATCAAGTGAAACTTCAATGACTTTCGGATTAGTGATTCCTTCATTAACTTTAGCGTCAGCAACTTTAGCATCAGCAACTTTAGCGTCAGCAACTTTAGCGTCAGCAATTGCTTTGGCATCGAATTTTTCCAGTAGCTCCCGACATTTAATAATTCTATTCTGTAACGCAGCCGCAACTGGTGTTATCAGATTCGCGCTCTCATCTACTGTGAGTTCGCCGAGTTCTTTAAGTGCCCCTTTTAGAATTGCATCCAATGGACCCTTCAAACTCTCATCAATGTTACCTTCCTCAATTGCATTAAGAGTAGGACGAACATTGGTCTCAATCGCATAATACTTGTCGTATCCCGACATATCTGACCTCCTGTTATCTGGTTTTTTATTCTGTTGAATCTTTTCGGATTCAGAAACATTAGGTATTGCTGTAGCAACAGCTGGGTTATCAACAACGTCAAACGCGATTAAAGTATAATCCTCGTTAACATTGCCATCTTCATCAACCGACCCTCGACCTCTGGACGACACACCTACCTTAACCCCTGATGCAATAAGCTTCTTGAGAATTTCACCCCCACCGATGGGGATAATCTTCGCTTCACCTGTTATAGAACCATCCTGTTCTATAGTTAGTTTTTTAGTAGCTATGGCGGACCTGAACAAATCAGTTTCGCCATCTGCTGGATGATTTAAAACACCAATCATACCTGACTCTAGCTTTTGCTTAACCTCAGGTCTAGAAAGTACATTCTCCCATAGCTTTCGGGAATACTTCCTTTTATTCGATGTTTGTGAATCGCACTGCGCGAACTTACCCACCCATTTTACGGGCTTGTCACTGCCTTCTTCAAGGACAGGGACAAAGGTAGTTTCGATAGTGTCTTCTAAAAGTATTTCAGTCATCGCTTTGTACTCCCTCGTATGGTATGTGATGAAAAGCCATGTATGCAGGTAAAACCTGGACTCGGCGGAAATTCTCCACGCCTGCTATAACATCACCGACAAATTCCTCGTTATTAAAATTTCGCATTAAATAGTCATATAATTCTTCGCTTTCAAATCTATAAGAATGCTCGTTTGGAAGTGTCATTCTAAACACGCCCTGTTCCCCCTCAATGACTACAAACTTATAGTCTTTTAAGTCTTTAGGCAGATGGAGCTGGCGCATTAAGATACCTTTCAATGTCCTTCATAGTTAGCAATTCTCTGGAAATCAACACTTCTCTAAACGCTTTGGACACTTTAATATACGTAGATAAGTCAGATAATTTATGAAAAGACTCTTCTTTTCCTAATGTCTTCAGAACTGAGTTCCACAACGGCATTAGTTGATACGGAGCTAATTTCATAACCTCAGCCATCTTATTTACATAAGACGGATAACGCTTCTCTCTCATCTTTTTCAAATCTTCGCTACTACTACTTATGCCCACTGCATCCTCCATTACATGATGACAACATCCAGGGTTTCGTCAGCTGCGATCTTGACAACACCTTCGGTATTACCATAAGCCAACACGCGAATGTACTGACGCACATTAAGATTCCCACAAGCTTGCTCACCCATCGGTACAACTGTTTTTGTACTGTTGGTAACATCTGCCCACG